GCTGGGATCATGGCTTCCTCACCAGAACTTATGGGAGAGGTTCAAGGTTTTCAAGCTGGTGGTCCAGTAATTTTAGAAACTAATAGAGAAGCCTTATTTGCATCCCAACAAGATCCTACAAATACTTTTTTAGGTAGTGATAATTTTTATAACAAAGATACAGGTAATTATATGGGATATCCTGTTTACAAAGCAGGTAAAATAATTGGTTTTCAAAGTGAGCCTCCTTTAGCTAGAACAATAACAAGGACAGAAGTTCCAGAAAATATTAGAACAAGACCTTTTAATGTTACAGAAGGTCAATTAAAGGAAATTTCTAACATTGATCCTATGTCTGGTTATGAACAAAGTATTAGAGATTTCATAGAAAATCCTATTAAAAGAGGAGGAGAATTAAGCCAAACAATAGAGGAAGCTTTAGAAAACGCTATAATTGGATCAACTAAAGGCGTAGCTGGATTAACTAATGAAGTCTTAAAAGACCTTTATCAATATGATCCAAGTTATTTAGAGGAATTATCTGAAACCATATTAGACCAAACTCCAACAGGTATAGACCTTGCGGAGATACCGGGAAGTGGTGTTGGTCGAACAGTGAATGGACAACAAGTTTTTCAACCCGGAGTAGTTACACAAACAGGGTATGGAAAAACTAAAGGTCAACCTCCCTCCCAAGAAGTTTATAATATGTTAGATATTAATCAGCCAATTGGCCCAGGAGCAGATCCAAACGAAATTAATCAAATAATTAAACAAGCACAGGATATTTCAAGGAATCAAGAATTAGAAAGATTTAGAGGAATAGACCGTGCTTCTGTAAAAAAAGCAGAAGAATTTGCTAACCGAGAACAGGATAAAGAAGCCGCTACAGCAGATTTACTTCAAGAAGCACAGGATAAAGAGGTTTTTGATTTTTTAGAAGGTCAAAAGAAAAAAGAATTTAGAAAAACTGAAGAAGCTAGGTTACAGGATAAACAGTTTTTTGAAAAGCCAGAATCAGAAGAAGCAAAAGAAGCAATAGTAAATCAAACAGATAAAGTTGTACAAACAACAACTGGTAGTGATTTAGATGACTTAATGCAAGCTTTTATAAGCAAAGCTCCTGATTATGAAGGAGTTGATAAAGGTATGGCAATTGCTAAAATTGGTTTTGCAATTGCTTCAGGAAAAAGTCCAGATGGCATACAAAACATTGCTGAAGGTCTTTCTATGGGAGCAGATATGTTTATGAAAGATGACGCAGATAGAGATGCTTTTAATAGACAAGTCCAGTTAGCTGCTCTTCAATATGGTCTAGGGGAAATTAGCAAAGAAAAAGCAGAACAAAGATTGTTAAACAGAGCTAGACAAGGTTTTGAAAATTATACTTTTGGCCCAGAAGGAGGAGAGTATAGAGGTAAACAGTATGGACCATACGCAACGGTTCCTATTTTAAAGAGTGATATTCTTGATAACAATGTTCCTGATGGATTAGTAGATTCTTCAATTATCACCGCATTATCTGCTAAAAATGCAGCAATTACTAAAACAATGCAAAAGTTAGTAGAAGATAAAGTATTAAGTGGAACTGAAGAAGACACTGCTCAAAAAGATTATGCTGAAGCTGTAGATAACGCAATAAGATCAGAAAGAGGCATTACACTAACTCAAAGTGTTCTTCTTAATGTTGCAGACAATGGTGTAACGGGGATAGGCCCTGCTTTTGATACAGTATATGAAAAAGCTAAAAGATTTGTAGGATTGGAAAGTAAAATTACTTCTTTAGAAGAGGCAAGAGCTGCTATGAGAAAGCTTCTCCAAGGAATTGTACCTGTTACTTTAGGTAGAGATCAATCTGCAAATTCAATTTCTAATAGAGATATTGACTTTTTAATTGCAGCTTATTTTGGAGATGGTGCTTTAGATCCGGGTTCTTTTAATTTTGTTCTTACTTCTAAAGAGGAGTTAATCGGAAAACTTCAAGCTGCTGCTAGTGCTATGCAACAAGCTCAAGTAAGTGATTTTAACAAAATGAGTTCTATAGAAGTTAGATTAAGAGATAAAATAATAAAAGGAACTTTGAGTATTGATGCTACGGGAGGGTTTACAGGTAAATCTGCTTTAGAACTCTTAGCACCTTCTATAAAAACTTTAGAACAAGCAAATTTAACTAGAGTTTATGAGGGAGATAAGATAGGCGGTGCAGTGGGAACGGGTTCTGGAATAAATTGGTCTAGGGGAGAAGATGGTTTGATAAACATAAAATTACCTGGAGAGGATTCTTAATTGAGTGTTCTTCAAGTAAAAAATCCATTCACGGGTAGTGTAGAAAAAGTAAACTTTGCTGGTGAAGAGCCTACCCAAGAGGAGATAAATAGTTTAGTAAATTTTTTTAAAGGTGAATCTTCTGGAAGCAGAATTGATTTACTAAAGGCTAGTCCAGAAGAAATACAAAATTATGCTAGAGAAAGAAGAGCGGCAGGTTTAGATCCTGTCACTGGCAAACCTTTATCAGAAGATGAACTCATAAGAACATATAAAGAACCGGGTGTAGATTACTCAACAGGTGTAGATAGTATTGGTGGGTTTTCACGTTTTCAATTTGGTAGAATGGATACCAAGGAAGAAAAAGAAGGCTACTTAGATACTGTTGTGGGTAAAAATGGTTATAGATCCGATGCCCTTGGACGATTGTTAATTACACAAACTGGTAGAAAGAAACTAGGACTTGGAGAAGGTCCAGATATAGCTATAGATGAAGAAGGTCTATCTTTTAGTGATGTGAAAGATTTTGCGGGTCAAGCAGGATTGCCTATCATATCTGCCATAGGAGCAGGAATAGCAGCTTCTGGTGTTGGTTTTATTCCAGGAACTCTTATTGTGGGTGGAGCAGCAGCTTTAGGAAAAGCTTTAGATGAAGGTATAGAGTATTCACAAGGATTGCAAAAACAAACTGGTTTAGAGATCGCTAGAGATTCTGCAATTGAAGGTGGATTTGCTATGCTTGGTGAAGGTATAGGTAGAGGACTATCTAGACTATTTGGAAGAATTATAAAAGGTCCCGGTGGAAAAGAGAACGAAGTGTTAAGGACACAAGCAAGAGAGTTGATAAACAGAGGGTTTCGTCCTACTGTAGGAGGTGCTACTGATGAAGAATTCAGACCTTTGTTAAACAGATTACAATCTGTTTATGAAGGAGTATTTCCTAATGCAAATGCCGCTAGAGTAAATCTTCAAAACATAATTAAAGAAATGAGAGCTTTAGGAGTTACTGATAACACTGTTTTAAAAAATCTAGATGAAGTAGTTAAAAAAGACATTGATAATATTTATCAAGACGCTAATCAAGCTCTTTCTGCTGCTCAAAAAAATATGGATGCCTCTACTAAAACAGAAATAGAAAATTTAATGAGAGGTTTAAGAGATACAACAAAAGTTCCTAAAGATTTAAATGATCTTATTAAAAGTAAAAATTTAAGTGAGTTAGTTAGAATACGAAAAAACATTTTTGATCAAGATATAGATAGAGTTTACTCAAAAATAACAGATAAATTTAAAGAATCTAATATTATTCCAACATCTATGTTAAAAGCAGAATTAAAAGAAGTTTCAAAAGGTGTTAGTGAAATAGAAAAATCAAAGCTTGCTACTCAAATAAATCAACTAGGTCCGTTTGCAACTCCCATACAAATGGCTAGATTAAGAACTGGATTAATAGAAGCAGGTAAAAAATCAGATTTAGTTGGAGGAGCAAACGTAGGAGCGTTATCACCTTTAAAAAAAGCTATTGATCAAGCTTTTTTAGATGCAGAGATATCTATAAAACAAATGATGAGTGGTGGTTTCAGAAATTTAAAAGCAATTGTTCCAAAAGGAGTAGAGGTCAAAACACCGATTCCAGAAGGATTTAATTTAAACGTGCCAATGGATGAAGCAGGAGAGGCACTTTCTTTATTAAGAAGAGCTAACAATTTTTATAAATTAGGTGTTAAAAGATTTGATAATGCCACAGTACAGAGCATTATTAAACAAGCACAAAAAGGACAGTTAAATACAAAATTTATTGTTTCTAAAATTATTGAAGAGGATAATCTTGATAGTTTTGATCAATTAATGAAATCTTTGAGAGGAGTTCCTCAAGGTAGATTAGTAGATTTAGAAGATGGTAAAAAAATAATAAAACAAAGAATGATAGGTAATAGAACATTTGAACAAGCTTTAGAAGATGTTAGCACTTTACCAAAAAATGATCCAACAAGAAGAACTGTAGAAAAAACAGTTCAAGATACTATAAGGCAAGCACAAAACCAAGCTACGACTCAAGGAAGTGGCAGAGAATTATCTGATGCTGTAAGAAGAAAAATAGCAGCAGACTACTTAGATTATCATGCTAGAAAATCTACTGTTTTAACTAGCACGGGAAGAAGAGTTATTGATCCATTGGCTTTTGTTAATGGTGTAAAATCAAAAGGCATAGTTTTACAAAGATTATTTGGAGCAGAGTATAAAAACTTAGATGATTTATTAACAGTTTTAGAAAAATCAAAAGCTGATCTTGCTCCAGATATTATTCAAAGCATAAAAAACAAACCTTTAGGTAGTGCTTTGTTAGAGTTTAAAGAAGCAGAATTAAAAAGAGCAAGTCTAGACTCTGAAACATTGATGAAAACAATATCGTCAACTAATGATCCAGATGTAATTGCAGGAGCAGTTTTTAAAAATCCTGCTTCTGTAAAACAAGCACAAAAGTATTTTGAAAAAAGTCCAGAAACTATGGAAAAAATAAAAGATGCTTCTATGGGTAGATTATTAAAACAAATAGGAGCAACAACAGACGATAATGGCGTAATTACTTTAAGTGATGATTTTATTAACTCTTTTAAATCGGGTAGATTAGGAGATAAACTTCAAGGAGTTATACGTAATTATGGTGATGATACTTTAAACGCAATGTTTGGAAAAGAAGCAACAGAAGGTTTAAAAAAATTAGCAGTGGATATGGTAAAAGTTTCTAATGCTTCCATTGCAGGTAAGGGTGGATTAGCTGCGCCACAAATTGCTTTAGGATTTACTTTTGGAAATTTATTGTTCAGTGGAAATTTTTTAAGCTTGGTGGGTACAGGACTAGCATTTAAATTTATGTCCAACGCTTTAAGAAATCCAAAAGTATTAAAAATGATGATGGCTTCGAGAGAACCAAACACAGTAAAACAATTTTTATCTGGTAAATTAAAAAGTAATCATCCTTTTGCTCAAGGTTTTCAAGTTTTTCAACAGCTATTAGCTCAATCTCTTGCTCAATCTGGAAGAGGTTTAGTTGATCAATCTATTGAAGAAGCACAACCTTATGTCGAAGAAACAGTAAAGCAGGTTACACCAAAGGTACAGGAAATGACCTCTGACATTGTATCACAACTTCCAAACGTACAACCTCCTGCACCGGGAACGAGTGCTAGTATGATCAATCCAATAACGATACCAGATCCAACGACCTTGGCTCTGGCACAAACATTACAAAACAGGAGAAGAGCATGAGTTTTAAATTATCTCAAAAAAGTTTAGATAGATTAGAGGGCGTTCATCCAAGTCTTCTTTCTACTGTCGAAAAAGCTATACAATTAACGAAAGTAGATTTTGGTTGTTCTTGCGGAGTTCGCACAATTGAAGAACAAAAAGTTCTTTTAGCCAAAGGCGCAAGCACCACGATGAAATCAAAACATTTAATTCAAGAAGATGGTTATAGTCATGCAGTTGATCTTATCGCCTATCTTGAAGGACGTGTGTCTTGGGAACTCAATCTTTATGATGACATTGCAGATGCTATGAAAGAAGCCGCTGATGAACTTGATATTGGTATTGTGTGGGGAGCAGCATGGCACATAAAAGATTTACGAAGTTTTGATGGTACAATGGAAGATGCTATGAACGAATATATTGATTTAAGGCGTAGCCAAGGTAGACGGCCTTTCATCGATGGACCGCATTTTCAAATGTCTGAATAAAATGTGGATGTCCATCATGATACTTTGCGGAAGTGTTTACGCACAATCTTGTATGGTCATCACAGGAAATGAATTGTATCCAAACAAGGAAGCTTGTTTTAAGAGTGCAATAGAAAAAGCTAATAAAGCTATTGAATTTCCAACTGTATATCAAGCAAAACCTTTTTGCCAAGTAATACCCGGTACTCAAAAAAGTGAAGAAGAAAAGGATACTTAAAATGATAACTAGAATTATGACTTTTTTTAAAGACAAAGGTGAAGGAACAAATTGGGATTTAGACTATGGTAAGCTTATTATCATTGCGCTTTGTATTTACATAGCACTAAAAGTCTAACCAACTTCTCCCCAATTATCACCGAGTTCTTGATCCACTTTACTTGGAACTTTCAATGGTAAACCTGTTTCCATGATTTCGGTGATTTCTTTAGCTTGTTCTTTAGAGTGAATACTAAAACACAATTCATCATGAACACTTAATAAAGGCAAGTGTCCTTTTTCATAACAATCAAGCATGGCTTTTTTGGTTTGATCAGCAGCACTTCCTTGTATCAGTTTATTTAAAGCTTTGTATGTAAAAGCTCTTCTCAATCTTTGAGGTCCATATTCGGCCATAGCTTCTTTTTTTGGTAATGCTTTATTGTAACCAAAAGTACAAGGTTCCCATAAATCAAATCTACAGCGTCTACCTAGAATGGTTCTAATCTTTCCATGTTTTTGTGCATAAACAGATATTCTATTAGCTAACCCTTTTACAAAAGGTACTTTCTCATGATATTGATCTAAAAGTTTTTTAGCATCATCAATTGTTATATCTAAAGTAGCAGCTAGTTTCCCCTGACCCATGCCATACATAATTCCTAAGTTTACTGTTTTTGCTTCAGTTCTAGTGATCCCTGCCATATCGGCAACCATTTGATGAAAATCATCATCACCTTCATGATATTTAGCTACAACTTCATCTATCAAAGGGTGTCTGTCCTCTTCATTTAATTCAGAACAATAATGAACTAATAATCTTGGCTCTTGAGAAGAATAATCAAAACTCCCCCATTTCTCTCCTAGTTCTGGTTCAAATAATCCCCTAATTAGCTTTTTAATTTCTGGATCTCTAGCCGGGATTTGTTGTAAGTTTGGGTTAGAGGAAGAAAATCGACCTGTTACAGTACCTCCGTCCTCGGACCTTAATTGATGAAACTCACAATGAATCCTATCTTTATGGGCATGATTTATGATACTATCTATAAAAGTTTTTTGAGCTTTATTTAACTCTCTCACCTTTAATATTTTGGCTGCTATTGGATGAGGGCAAGCTTGTAAAGAAGATTTAGTAAAGGATGGCTTATTTGTTTTATCAGTTTTTTCGTAAGGTATTTTGTAATATTCAAATATTTTGGCTATACTGGTGGATACCCAAGGTTCAAGTTCGATTGATGTCTCTTTTTTAATAGCTAAAAGAAGTTTTTGTTCTCTTAATAAAAAATCTTTTTTTATTAACTCTGCCCTATGTGTATTAACTTTAACACCAACTTGCTTCATGTCTAAAAGAACAGGTAGAAGTTTTGTTTCCATATCAAAAATTGAAGTTACTTTCTCTCTTACAATTTCTGTTTCAAATTTTTTCCACAAATTTAAAGTTATTCGAGCATCTTGTTCTGCATAGTGACCTACATATCTAGCAGGTAATCTCCATAAATCTTTTTTAGGATCCACACCAAAAGCTTTGGCGGCAGCTCTTAAACCTTTTTCATCCTTAGACATGGCTAAGTAATCTCTACCAAGATTATTTAAACTATAACTAAATCTATTTTCATCAAGAAGAGGAGCAGCAATCATAGTATCAATAATTCTACCTTGAACTGGTATTTTTGCCCAACGTAACCACCCTAAATCATACAAAGCATTGTGCATAATCTTTGGAATATGAGGAGTAGCCAGTTGTGCTTTGAGCCATTCTTTGACTCTTCGACCAGATATATTACCACCACCCTCATGTTTAATAGGATAATACCCAGTAAAATCTCCTGCTGCTATAGCCACACCTACAATGAAACCATCATCCCGAACCCAACCAGGTCCTTTTGTCAAAAGATTTGGATCACTAGTTTCTAAGTCTACTGCAATGTAATCACAGTTTCTCAAATCGGGGAACTCATCTGGAGCAACCCAATCAACTTCGGGCATTTCCATTTCATTCTTTAATTCATAGTGTAAAGCACTTTTAAAAAGACTATTCTGCATCCAACTCCCCACCAAGTCCTGCATACCCACAAATATCTATCCAAGAGTCTTCTTTGCTATCATGCACTAACCGTGCCATTTTTATCCCAATCATGCACAAAATAACTTCTTTAACTGTTACCTCTCTACCCATAACCACAGACCATATATCTGCAATTCTTTTATGATTGATGTAAGCATCTCCATAATCTTTTGCTCTATCACCGTTAATAAGATTTTCGGCTTCTTTTAAAATCTCATCTCTTTTCATATGTTATACCTGTACTTTGAACCTGTTTCTATAATGTGTAATTGTTTTTTTGTTCTTGTTATTCCAGTGTAAAAAACTCTATGTTCATCATCTGGAAATTGAGTTTCTACGCAAGGATAAGCTGACTCTGTTAATAGCATGATATTATCATCTTCTCCACCTTTCATTGCGTGTATTGTTGATAGTGTTATTCTTGGTTTCTTTACGTCTTCTCCTCTTTTTACTAGCGCTCTATAATATTGCTGCTCTTCTGGTGTCATATTAACTACTGTAGTAGATGGAGTATCTTTCGAAGCAATCAAACCATGATTTTGAACTAAATCATCATAGGATAAAATACTTTCTGGATCGATAAAATCTAAAGATTTTGCAAAGCCTCTTTTAACAATTGCATTTGTTCCTTGCTTTGGAACTATTCTATAAAGCTCTTTAATAGCTGTAATAGGTAAAGATTCACCTTGAACGAGAGATTTCCATATCTCCATACCCTCTAAATAACTATAATCTAAACTTGATCTACCTCTATGCTCGAATAAATAACCGTCCTCTTGTAGGTCTTTTTTAATGCCACCAATTATTCGATTGGTTCTAGCTAGAATTGTCCATGAACCTTGATCCATATCAACATCATACCAGTGCATATGATAATTTAATTCTCCTTCTTCTTTAGTAGGAAACCAAGTCTTTGGTAAACGATCATCAATTCTATTTACAACCTTGTTAGCAACATGATGAGCAAGTATGGGAACTCTGTAGCTTTGTTGTAAAACCTCTGTGTTATCACACATATGAATAAACTGTTCTACATTTACACCCATCCATCTATGTACTGCTTGATCATCATCTCCAGCATACCAGACTCTTTTTGCAGATCTACGCATAATTTTAATTTGCTCCCATTGTAAGGGAGTTAAATCCTGTGCTTCATCAACAATTAAAACTTCTAAGTTGGGGGAGGTTCCTTGCTCAACAAAAAGTTTTATCATATCTGTAAAATCAAACTTATCGTTTTTCTTTTTATACTTTTGGTAAATTTCATTAACTTTCACGAGTAAAGGCCAACTCATTTTATAGTTTCTATTTTCATTGTATTGTTGTTCTAGACTAACACAACGTAAACTAGCCTTACCAATAGTCTCTATGTATTTATTACCTTCTTTGGCAGAAGTTGGTAACAAACCATCTTCCATGCTAGTGGCAGTGCCTTGATCGAATAACATCCCTAGTTCCAATCCTAATTGATTAAAATCATATCGGGATAAGATTTGATCACTATTCATACCTAACCATTGAAAACCAATGGAGTGTAAAGTTCTAAACCAAGGTACGTTATCTAATGCAAGTCCTAACTCAGACACAGTACGCATTTTAGCTTCTTCTATAGCCTTTTTAGAAAAAGAAACAAAACCTATCTTATCAGGAGACACGCCTTTTTGTAACTCCTCTTTTACTATCTCAACAAGTCTATATGTCTTCCCACATCCCGGTGGTCCAAGCAAAAGTTTTTCAACCATCTGTTTTCTCTCTTGGTCTTTTCTTTAACCATTCTTCTACTTCTTCTTGAATCCACCTAATAGTAGAATTCTTTCTTGCATCACCAAAATGAACTGGTTTCGGGAAAGAACCCTCTTCCACCCATTTGTATATTGTTGATCGAGAAACACCAAGCATTTCGGTAATCTCTCCTATTTTTATGTATTTGTTAGAAAGGGACATCTTCCTCAAACTCCTCTTCATTGTTAACAGGTATCTCTACCTCTGCTGATTTAAATTTGGGAACCCACCAAACTCTTATGTTTGTCCAATTCCCATTCTCATCTTTTACTTTGTACATTCCATTACACACATTTCCATCATTCATATCTTTTAATCTTTGCTGGATTTGTGGACGATTGTATAAAGTAAAACCTCGCTGTTTTAAAAACTCTTGGAGACCTTTCATAGTGAAATAAGTCTTTTCATCTTCTGTCCAAGGTTTTCCTACTGCGAGTTCTTCTGCAAACTTTGCTCTGATTCTACTCATGCAAAAAGTTTCCAAAAGTTCTTTGAACTGACCAAAGCCAGTTAATTCTTCCGATACTTCTATTTCTGTAGCATTGCTTAAAAGATCATTTACAATTGGTTGCCAATCTCCCGATTTAGTTAAAGGTGGCATAAAATTAATTTGTTCCATACAAGCACGTTGAAACTGTATAGGCATTTGTAATTGCTCTGTTGTTAGTTCTAATCTTTTGCCATCTACATCTAAAAAATATAATCTAGGATCGGACAATAAAATAGTAAGACCACCTATTTCGGGAGAAGCTTCAGAAGTTCCCACACCAAACTGTCGGGTCATACATAGCGATTTGTTGCAATGGCTTACTAATGGTTCGGCTTTGCACGTATAAAAATATTCTTTCTTATCTAGCTGACCTTGTAAAGTTACGATATCAGATGCCGGTAAAGGTGGAAGACAGTGCTTTTGGTTCATTTCTTCCAGTTTTTCTTTCCAAGAGTCGGGAAACTTACGCTTTACGTAAATACCACAATTAAACATGACATTGTTCCTTGTTCCTTCGGGAATACCCATTAACAGAAACATCTGCAAACATGGAGGAGCATCTTTAAATTGTTCTCTCTGTGTGCCAAAATCTATTTTTTCCAAATCGGCTAAAGAAACTTTTGACTTGTCAATTTCATTTAAGAATTCTTCTAAAGTTAAATCATCACCTTTTTTGTCAATGGCATATCTAACCGTATTCTTTGCATTAAAGTATGGAAGATTAATAAAATTACCAACATCGCCACGTTCAAATAAAATTTCATCTTGTTTTGGAAATATCTCACAACCCGAATAACCTAGCGCCGCAGAAATCTCTCCCAAATAATCTCGAACCTCTGATGCTTTAGTAGCTTCTTTCATAAACAAAAATAAATGCGCTCCACCAGATTTAGACCTACAGACCACCAAGGGTAACTTTAATTTCTCACACTTCTTTTTAATTTCAACATGATCTATCGGATATGTATCAATATCTAAGACACCAAAATAACAATTATTGTCTTTGTTAATCGGGATAGAACCAATACCTTTTTTACCCTCCAAATGCTCTTGAATAAGTTCTTTGGTCAATGGTTGTTTAACAATAAAACTTTTTGCCTCTGTTTTACCGTTTCTTCTTTTATTCCCAATTTCAGTTTGTCCATGAGCAAAATCCGAACCTTTAAACGCTAACATGAACCTATCAGTTAAACTCATAATTTCTCCGAAAGTAAATGTTACTTGGTACTAGAGTCGGTTGGTGAATGGTTCCGAATCTACTCATAGTTATAAACCGACCCTAGTATAAAGTAACAAATAGGGGATGCGCCACATGAAAAATACAAGAGTTGTATGACCCATCCCCTAACAGATTAAAACGGTACTTGTTCAGTTTCGTTGTCAGAGCCATGATCTTCTTCCACGGCTTTAGCTGCACCAGACTTTACAGAGTTACGAAAGCTTATTGCCTCCGAAAACAAGTTTTTATCATCTACTTGTTTTACCATTTCAACACTCCAGTTATACCAACTACCTTTATCGTTGCTTTCTTCTGTAGTCTTTAAAGACCACACTGTTGCAAACAAGGCAGGAGTTTTTAACTGACCTTTCGGATCTTTTATTTTCAACATAGCAATTTGTGTTTTCCAACGTCTAGATACCTTAAGTTGCGTTGATTTCATATCCACAATCACTGGTTGAAACATACCATCCTCACCTAATAACAAACAAAAATGTTGATCAGATTTAACCAACTCATTGCCATTAGGTAATATTTCACTAGCACCCACTCTTTGAGTTTTGGAAATGTCTGGGTTATTTATATCAACCTCTCCCACAAATCCTCCTCCTTCGGCTCTGGGTACAAACTCAAAATATTTGGTTTGCTGAAAACAAGGAACAACGTGTATTCCTTTTTCTCCTTCCCAATACTGTCCTGTAACAGTATTGAAAACATCACCTGCACTTGCGTTCTTAATAAAGGCAGGATCATTCTTTTTTACTTGTGGGGATAATGCTTGGATTACCCTCACAAAAGGAATTTGCAGTTCAGATGTATCATAATCAACACCTTCCCCCGCAGTTGCAAATATATCATCCATAATATTTGCAGGTAAGTTTGCTTGACTAGCCATTATGTTTTTCTCCTTTTAACGTCAGCAGTTCGAGCCACAAAAGCACCGAACAAATCAAGATCTATTGGTAAACCCTTTTCTACTCTCTCCTTTACAAAAGCTTTGAGTGTCATTGAGTGTATATGTGTTTTGCTTTCGGGATGAAAACCACGTTGCTCTAGTTCTCCCATTAGAGAACCTGCAACATTATCCTCTCCCCGGCTAAACGATAAGATAACATCATTCTTAATAATATCATCTAAACCATTTTCACGAAGCCAAGTATATGCCTCTTGTCTTCGATCAGATGGGATACTAGCAGATACAAATGGTTTTAACGTAACAGTAGCACCATCTACATCTAACCTTTCTATTCCCATCTCATCCATTAGCTCTGGAATAGTTTCAATGGATAGTCTTTGCTTTTCCTTTTTCAAAACTTTTAGGTTTTCTTCACATTTTGTGATTTTGCTAGAAACATCATTTAGTTGTTGAACTAAGGAAGATAGGCTTTTTGTTTCTTCAACATTTACGTTATTCAACGTATCTGAATCTACAAACATATTTTCTTCAAAAATATCTGTCTTCATGACAAGTACATCCTCTTCAGGTTTAAGTTTGACAAGTAACAGGATTGTTACTATATATATAACATATAGGAGGACATTTATGAAAGTCAACTACAAATTTAAAACTAAACCATTTAAACATCAAATAGATGCTCTTCGAGCTTGCACTGGTAAAAAACGTTACGCTTTTTTTATGGAAATGGGAACAGGTAAATCAAAAGTTCTTATAGATGATATTTGTCGTCTACACGTAGAAAAAGAAATTCATTTTGCTCTTATTATTGCACCTAAAGGAGTATTCAGAAACTGGACAGAAAAAGAGATACCACAACATTTTTGGAGTACTGTACCAGTATATTTGTCTAGATGGAGTTCTAATTTAACAAAAGCTCTTAAAGAAGAAATCCATGTAATGATCAGAGCAGGATATTCTAAAATGAAAATTTTTGTTATGAACGTTGAAGCTTTTTCCAATCCAAGTGGAAAAGGCATTGAAGCTGCTGAGTGGTTTGCAAAAAAATATGGAATGTCTGGATTAATTGCAATAGACGAATCAACAACAATTAAAAATCCAAAATCAAAAAGAACTAAATCTTTATTAAAAATTGCAAAACATTTTAGATATAAAAGAATTCTTACTGGATCTCCAATCACACAATCTCCCATGGATCTTTATTCGCAATGTGAGTTTTTAGAAGAGGGATCTTTAGGACATAGTTCTTTCTATTCTTTTCAAGGTCGATATGCCATCCTCAATCAAAAACAAATGGGACCTAGATCCTTTCGACAAGTCATAGGTTACAAGAACCTCGAAGAACTTACCAAGAAACTCGAACCTCTGTCCTTCCGGGTTTTAAAAGAAGATTGTTTAGATTTACCTAAAAAAATTTACACTGTCCGATATATAACAATGAATTCAGACCAAGAAAAAATGTATAAGAAAATACAAAAAGAAGCATTGCTTATGTTTGATAACGGAGAGATTGTTTCTACTCAAGAAATGATTACACAAATGCTTCGGCTGCAACAAATACTTTCGGGTCATTTAAAATCAGATGATGGTAAAACGATTAGTTTTCCAACATCCCGGTTAGATGCGTTAATAGATATATGCCAAGAAACTTCGGGGAAATTAATTGTTTGGTCTAGATTTAGATACGACATTATTTCTATTACCAATAAACTAAAAGAATTGTTCGGGGAACAAAGTGCAGCTTCTTTTTTTGGGGATACTTCTGAAAAAGAAAGACAAAGAGTTATTAATGAATTTGAAAATGCAAGCTCTAAATTAAAATTTTTAGTAGGCAATCCAAATACAGCAGGTAGAGGATTAACTTTAAATCAAGCCAAAACGGTGGTATATTATGCAAATGATTTTGATTTGGATATTCGTACTCAAAGCGAGGATAGATGCCATAGGATAGGCCAAGATAAATCAGTTTTATATATTGATTTACTTTGTGAAGGAACAATAGACGAGAAAATAATTAAATCTTTAAAAAATAAAATAAAAATTGGAGCAAAGGTTTTAGGAGAAGATGAAAGAGAATGGCTAGAGATAAAGCAAATGAAAATGAGATTGACCCAAAAGTAATTGCAGGGATACACGTTCTTATAGATTTTAAGAACGGTCTTCTTACCTATAAAAAAGCTCGTCAACAATTCAAAGCATTAACTGGTTTAAACCACGATATTGCAGAAAAATTTATTCGGGGAATTGTTAAAATTAATAACAAGAACAACGTCATACCTTTTCCAGAGAGGAGAAAAAAATGAGTATCTGTATTGATTGTAAAATTCAAATACAAAAAACTTCGGGTCGTTGTGATAAATGTGAAGAGAAAGAAAAAATCATTGCGTCTTGGAGAAGAATTGGTGTTCCTCAAGGTCGGGTTAATGCTCAACTATCTTCCGAAGTTATTGAATGGTTATGTGTCCAAGCAGATAAAAGCAAAGTAGATATGGCAACAATTATAAGTTCTATTGTAGTAGATGCTTATTTTGATGAACTAGAAGAAAACTCTAAATAAACTTCATTAATTATTCTAGCAAGTTGTCTGTTAAGTGGTCTGTCTTCTTCCTCTGACATTTCTTTCAATTTTTCATGGACATCAGCCGGTAGACTAACAGTTCTCCAGATTTTATTATCTAATTCATTTTTCATTTTCACTAGCCTCATACATTTTTGTTTCTTTATTATAAACTAATTTAAGATCGGTAATAACTTCCATTAAATTATGAATGGCAAGCATATCATTTTCCTCTAATATAAAACGTACTAACTTACCTCTTAAATGATTTAAATAATCATTTATCAATAAAATTTGTCTTTCTTCCATTTTTTTCTCCTTACAACACATAATTACTTTTTTTTGTAACAATCATCAAGCACTATTTTTTTATTTAATGGCATACCATAAAATCTTTTTCTAATTAACCAAACTTCACATTCTTTTTTGTTTTTAAACTCTTTTTCAAAATGAACTGTAGGACATTTTGTTTCTCCATTTTCAATCATACAAACTAAAGCCATGGCTTTCCAAATCATTTAATTACTCCTATATGTTTTAAACATTTTATAAATGTTCTTTGCTCTAAATCTTCTTCATTAAAATATTTTTTATTAATTCTTTTAGAGGATGCTCCACCAATTAAATCTATGTGCATAAAATAAACTTTTTCTTTTGGAATAGATACAAAAGCCAAAACATCACAATGAGATATATTTAAAGGTCTCTTCTTTCCAGAATGTGATACTGCAAACTGATAAGACGCTCTCATATTTCTACTACTATCTGCTATCAGAGAACTTGATTTAACCTGCACTCGTAAAAGATTTCCTCGAATATCTACGATCACATCTGTTTTATTAAGATTTACTATTTCAGCATTAAATCCTAATTTCATTAGGCGAACACAACAAATATGCTCGCCTAATTTTCCTATTTCAACTTCGTTCAAGGATAATCCAACTCTTTTTTCGTTGGTGGTTTATGTATGAATTTAAAACCACCATATCTGTCCTTAACTATCTCTGGAAGCTTATGTACAACGGGTCGTGCAGATTTTTCCCATTCTTTGTGTTTTTCTTCCAACTCATCTTCTCTTGCGTTAAAAATAGGCTCTGCTTCTTCCATAGAAATACCAAGTTCATTAGCCACCTCTTTTACCCCAAAGCAATAAAAATCACCTATTAAATTACCATCAATTCTCCACTCATTAGAGTAATAGCTAGGTTTAAAACTCAAAAATTTGCTTGAATATTTTTTTCCTTTTTTATTGTACTTTGGCTTAAACCAGCGAATACATTTGTGTTCAGCATACAATCTGTGTTGTTCTGAATCTAGCCAGAAAAAAGTTTTACTTGAAATAAACTTAAAGTTGTCAAATACTTTTGAGTTTTTGTGTTCGCCTATTCTTCTGATAATACAATCTGATTCGCCAACGTAAACAATCTTTCCTTTATGTGTTAAAAAATATATTCCAGACAGAAATAAATCTGCATGACAGTTGTTCTCCCACTTCATTCTATTTCCTTCTTAATTGCTAATCCAATTTGCATGGCTAACTGTGGAACAATGGCATTGCCTAGTCCTTTAAGTCTGTCCATCCTTTTGGGTATCCCATGAGCCACTCGACCCACGTTGGGTTCAGAGAACCAGATTCCTTCGTCTTGCCTAATTCTGGGTGATTGCCCAACATCTTTTGCATTTGACCCTGCCATGTTCTTCCTGCGTGATGTTCGTTGGCTGATGGTGTCGGCCACATTTGATGTACCACCATGTCTGGTAAAGAATTGGTCGGAGTTCTTCCTGCATTTTTCAATGTTTCTGGTTTCCTCGCTCCCTTGTAATCCCTCGCAGTTGGAGTAGGCCATAGATGAACTGATTTCGGATCTTGTGCATCTTTCACTGCTGAAATCAAATTGATCTGATGACTCTTCTCTATCAAATTCTTCTTGCTCCTCGGACCTCTGTTCCCATCCCAAGCATTTGGAGTAGGCCATAGTTTCATGGTTTGCTCGTCCACTTGCTCCCTCAGATTGCTCGGTTTCGATCTCCCCTTTCTGTGACCCTGCTGCATTTTCTTGGTTGCTTCTTCTGATCTCGGTGGAAGATGATCCATTGTATTCGGTGTCGCCCACATTTCTTGCGATAATCCAGAGTCTGTCTCTTCGGTGTGGCGCATTTTTGGCACAAGCTGGAACAATAAACGTCCTTGTGGCGTAGCCTTGGCTTTCCATGTCAAGCAACACTTTGTCGAGACCCAAGGCAACGTGACCATAAACGTTTTCGCAAACGACCCAAGAGGGTCTTTTTTGTGTAATAATTCTAAAGATGCTCGGCCAGATGTGCCTGTCATCTTCTTCTCCTTTTCTAAGTCCTGCAACCGAGAACGGTTGGCACGGGTATCCACATGAGAGGATGTCATGGTCGGGAACATTTCTTTCTGGGTCATTTGCTAACTCCTTTACATCTTTAGCTATTGGTACATTTGGAAAATTCTTTGCGAGTATTTTACGACACCATTCTTCGGTGTCGCAAAACATTATAGTTCTGGATAGTTCTGCCCAAGAAAATCCCAAGCTAAAACCACCTATGCCACTACATAAATCTACGTGTCTAAGCATCATAGGTTCCTGTGAATTTTATAGGTTGCTCTACGTTTCCATCTGTCAAACCACAATCTTCGTCAAGATATCCACAAAACATATCTGCTTCATCACGGTAAAACCATCTGACATATTCCAAACCTTTAGAGAATTTTGGATCATCAAGTATTTTTCGTAAAATATTAGTCGGGGGAGACCATGCAGTAAAAAAACTTACTTGAAAAGATTTTGAACCATCTCCTATTTCACTCTCAACACATAAGTCATAACAATCCCATTTAGTATCCCAATTTTCTCTACACCAATTATAATCCCATTTATTATCTGGCAAAGGTATAATAGAATTAAAAGTAAAATCAGACTCATCTCCTGCATCATCTTTACCTTTAACATTTTTTAAAAAACGGTCTTTGTCTTCAACTGTTTTAAAACTAAAGTATATTTCGTTTGTGCAATGATTTGGCATTACTTCTCTCCCTCGTTTAAATAATCTATACAATCTGGACAGGCAATTCTGTCATCAACTCCAATGTTACTGAAAGCAGTACCATTACAAAAAGCAGAACCCTCTCCATCATTTTCAATAAATATATTACAAAAATCACACTCTAAATTAGGCATTATTTTCTCCTGTTTTGGTTTCAATTAATTTCGGTATTGGACTCATACTCAATCTCCCCAACACCTCGGCATTTCGGACATTCTATTGAAACGTCCGTCTTATCATGACCATTGGTTTTTTCAGCTAAAGGAAGAATTGCCTTTATCATTCCCTCACCTAAACATAATGGGCATAATTCGTATTTTCGGATAATCATAAACAATTATCCTCTTCGGGTTGATATTCTTCTATTTCAATATCTAACCACTCATAAACTTTTTCGGTAGCTTTCTCTTTAGCTTCAGAAAGTGTATCTGCTTCAATTTCAAAATAATTATCATATTCTACTTTCACTTTTAAAAAAAAAGTTTTTTGCTTTTTCGGTGAGCAGATTTCTCCATTACAACAATCTTCAATAACTGATCCACAAACTGAACATTGGTAATGCCCATGTACATCAATCATTTTACCAACATTCTGGCATCTTGGACATTGCTCATTCATAATATTCTCCATATTCGTCTTCTTCGTTTGACCAATATTCTATCCATTCTCCTTGTTGATCTTTTGTAAGACTATCCCATTCTTCATCTGACATTTCCCAATTTTTCATAATATTCTCCTTATGTGTAAATCATACTCCATATTAACAAATTCAGTTGGATACTTTTGGTTCGGTATCATTTCTGATCTCTTGAATAAATTACATACTTCAAAAATATCATCTATTGTTTTTACATTTTGTATGGTTGCCGAACTTTCATAACAATTCCATTCTTTGCTTTCCAAAATTTTTTCATAACCATTATTAAGATAAACAACTAAACTCTTTTCATTGTGAATAGTCATTTCATCATCTTCCATATCGGTCAGTAAATATAAAACTGTTTCTTCTTCCGATTTATATAAATGCGTAATATTAACTGTCATGATTATCTCCCATTTAAAATATAATCCTTGTGAACTTTACCTAAAGATAAATCACCTCTCTCATGTGATTTAATCCAAACTCTCTTACCATCTTTGTACTTTCTTATATGTCCTCGAACCTCATGTCTTCTTTTGGGAGAACCAACTCCAACAATAACATCTAACATTTGATGACCCTTACTTTTTGGTAAATCAATTTCTAATGTTTCAAAAACATCACCTTTTCCTGTAAATTTACCAAAATACTTTTTTCCTTTTCCCTCTTCAATTTTTCTAGGTTCAATCCAATCATAATTCAATGTTTCCAAAATCTTCATGCAATGTCTTACTTCATCTATATAAATCGCACTAAATTGATATAACTTATCACTTGTAGCTTTTTGCTCATAAAAATCTCTTACTATTTCTGGGTTCATCATTTGGTTCATAGCATGATCTGTTTGTGCAATTATTTGCTTTTCTTCTTTTTCCTCTAAGTAATCTACATCAACTGTTAATGGTAATTGATAAAGACAATATTCTTCATCAAAATAAATTCTTTTAAAATTGTAAACTAATTCTCTATTCTTTTTAAGAGTTATATGAAATCCAACTTTTGTATATTGTGGGTTATCAACAGAAAAAGGATCATTGCAGAATTCAATAAACATATTATCAAAACAAGGCAACATATCTGTTAATACACCATTAAACTTACCTCTCATTTGAAAAGATCGCATCTTTGTTAAATTTTTTAGACTATCATAATATTGATCTCCAAATGTATTTCCTGCAATCCATTTAACTAGACCATTTGTAACAACAAACTTTTTTGCTCTTCTAAATATTGCTCTCTCTCTTGCCAACAAACTTGTAAATTTTGATCTCTTTATATGATGATGAAATTTTCTACCATTTGATAAAAGTTTCATATATAAATCAAATAAGTGATCAGAGTCCTTTGAATATTTCATTGGACTCCGACCATCAAATTCCCAAAAACTATTGGCTTGTTTACTAAGCATAAAATCTTTCTAGTGCCTTGATTTCTGCCAAACCCTCTTTCTCTTCAAGTGTTAAACTCAAATCATTTTTTAATTTTTCAAGTTCTTCCTCAAATAATTGTTCTAATACTTCATCATTATCGTAATACATTATTTTTCTCCATCTTCAATAAATACAAATCCACCACCGTTGCCTTCTGGATCTTGAGAAACTACAAGATCAAGTTTTTCACCACCTCTTGTTACTTCAAAAATAAGCCACGGGTTATTTGGGTTATCTTCTATTTCATCAGTTCTAAAACCAACAATTCTAAAACCTATCAATGTTTTATAAAGTTCTTCATGTGCGTTCATTTCAAATCCTCCAATGTAAATGGTCTGATTTCAAATCTTGGTTTTGGCTTATAAGCACTCCACCCAAAAATTATATGATCTGAATAAATCTCCATAGGAACAAATGGTTTATCAGTTGTTTCACCATTGTCATAATCCAAACCCATAATTAAACCTTTACTATAAATCGGATCACAAATACCAAACGTAAAACAAAAATTCGTATCTTCATCCTCTACCAATAATCCCTCGTCATCTATATACAGACTATCGTTCAATGAACCATATCTAACAAAAGGATCTCTTTTTAAATAATAATCTGCACTTGAAAAAACCCTGCAATTCAAATGTTTTTGAATATCCTTGTAATCACCAACTTCAACTTCTGTCATTGATTGGTTTTTAGGATCAATTAAATAACCTTTTTTACTTTTCATTTTATCTCCCTTTCCTTGAAAAAACTTCAACATCTTCTAACCAAAAATCTTTTGCGTTATATTTAATTCCAACATCATCTGCATCTATATGATCTTCATCAACTCTATCCTTGTTGGTTTCTTTCAACCAATTATCAAAATCATTTGTTACTACATCTAACTCACGCTCTCCATAACTGTTTGCATAATAAACTGCATAGTATGTAGTATCATTTTTATGCCATTCTCCACCATTCATCTTTTTTCTCCTTTTAAAAATCTATAAAAAGCTTGCTCCATTGCAACAAAATTAAGTTCAGAATTCTTTTCCTTTTCAACTCTGTCATAAATATCAACATTAGAAATTCCATGTTTCTCGATCCACTCTTCTCGATCCAACTCCCAAACATCATCTTCCATGTCCATAACCCAACTTTTTACTCTTCCCATTATCCTTGCTCCCTATAAATAACTGAATACCAACTCTCATATTGAGAAATCTTACAATCAAGTTTGCTCAATACTTTCTTCATTCTTTCAATTTCATCATTACAACAATATGCCCAATTAAAGAATTTACTAACGTCACTACCCTCATGTAGAACAACCAATTCAATATTGTCATGATAGGGTTCTAGATGGTCATGAACTTTAAAAAAGTTTTCTGGGTTTTTGAAAAGCAATCCATCTAAACTTTTGTTTCTCTTTTTCAAATAAGAATAAATATTCCTTTTTATTTTTTCTTGAATGTCCATTTCAATAACCTCGTATCTGTGCAGTATCTTTACGAAAATACTTTTTATTAAAATCAACTTTATCCAAATGGAAAAAGGATATCTTTTCACTTGGTTCAAAAGTAGGTTTATAATTATTAATGATATTAACATCATAATTCTTATCTGACATAACTTTTAAGAATGTATTTAAATCACAATCTTGCTCTAAATAAATCATGTGCGTATCTAAATCTATATATGAGAAATCAGTAAAATCTTTCTCCATATCAAAACCAAATCCAATTAGATCATATAACGATACTTTCAAATATCCGTGACCTAGTGTTTCAATGTGTGTAAATGTAATTTTTGTTTTTTCTTTTATCATGTTCTATTCCTCACAATTTTTAAAAGACGATTAATTTCTTTTTGTTGCTCTTTTTTACTTCTTGCATTTCCAGAATAAAAATCTCGCATTTTTTCGTGATACTTTATTTGATCTAAAATCTCATAGTCTTTTGATTTATTTGGATCAATTCTCATAACAAATCTCCCTCTAAATCTTCAAGAACTAATTCATCATCAAGACAAGAGGGTTTATAATCATACTTATTAAGTAGATCAATTTGATGTTTTAGTTCTCTATTTTTTACAGATAATTTTTGATAGTCATTTTCTAATTCAAGAAGACATTTATAATCAAAAGAAATTTGCTTTAATACAAAGTCATAAATTTTTTCATCTATAAATAAGTTATCACAATCAGTTATATTAAGTTTTAAATATATTGGGATCTCGACCTCAAAAATTTTAACAATGTCATTGGACATTGGATCTCTGCCAATTATTCTTTGAAAATGTGTTTTTTTATCTAACTTAAAATCAAAAGACCAAATAGTGTCAGAAAGAGTATTAACGATATTTAATAATTTATTTAATTCTGATTTATACATAATTAAAATCTCCATTTCTTTAATACCTAAAATTCTAAATCATTTTTAAAAATAAATCAACAACATAATACATAATAAATTATATTATTTTTTCCTGTAAACATATACAGTTTTTATTGAGTTCACTTATAACAGTTCTCAGAGAAAAATGAAAAAAAGTTTTTTTGTTTCAAATCTAGTGTTACAAGTGTTACAAGTGTTACAAGTGTATGTTTTATCCAATAAAATAAGGTAAAAAGTTTGTAACACTTCTCTTCTTTTTTGTAACGTTTGTAACACTTCTTTGGGCGTATAGACATTTTTGAAAATAATAATTTTGATTTTTGTGAAAATGGGTTATAAGAAAACTCATGACTAAAAATACTGTAAGGCATCAAAAGATAGCTAAAGAAGTTGAAAGTAAACTTGATCGTAAGTTGACTAATCGCCAAAGAGAATTTTGTAAATATTATGTCGAGGGTATTTACTCGAATGCAGAATGTGCGAGGAAATCAGGATTTTCTCCAAAGGTTGCAAATACAATAGCTAGCCATCTACTTTCTGGAAAAAAATATCCTCAAGTTGTAGAATACATAAAAGAGTTAAGACAAGAACAAGAAAGAAAATATGGCGTAACCATGTTGGGTCAATTAAAACGATTAAGTGAATTATCAAAAGGCGCAGAAGATATTGGTCAATTTTCTGCATCAATAAATGCAGAAAAAATACGTTGTGCCTTGGGTGGATTAACTATTGATAGAAGAGAAACTGTCCATTCATTAGACGATATGACAAGAGAAGATATTATTTCTCGTTTAACTCAATTACAAAAACAATATCCTCAAGCTTTTATAGAGGGTGAGTTTAAAGAAATAAAAGATGACAACAGAGAAAAACTTTTGGAAACAAATAAAAAGTAATTTACCTGAAAATTGTTTAACTTATAGAATAGAAAGTAGAACAACAAAAGGAATACCAGATGTTCATGTTTTATGGGATAATTTACCTTTTTGGCTAGAATTAAAAACAACTAAACACAATGCAATACAGATATCACCTTTTCAAATATCCTTTAATACAACGTATTGGAATAATGGTGGCTTTTCTTTTTACTTGGTCAAAAGGTTCAAGGATAATGGTCTATTTTTATTTGATGGAGATAAAGGTTCCGAACTATCGGAGTTCGGTGTTTCGGGCACTTCGGGATTTCGGGCTTCGGGATTTCGGGATATATGGATAAAGATAAAAGAAACAATAAAAAACCCTACTATAAAAGAAAGGAAAAAAAATAGTAGGGTTAACTCGAATATTAAAATTTTTTAAAAAAGCTTGCAAGAAAATTCCTGCAAGCTTTCTAGTTTTTTATTTAGTAATTTCTTTGGCCTATCCTAATTTCTAAAGTTTTATCTTTTTTTGAAACTATTCCTTCTTTTATAATTTCACCGTCAACGTATAACCTAAAAGATAAATCTCCGTTTTCTAATTCTCTACAAGTTTGAGAGATTTCTGCGAACTTATGAGAATTTTTTGAACTCGTGCCAACATTCATAATCTTTGTTGAGTGTTCATTTACTCCATAAGATTTATAAAGACATGATTGTATATTATTCCAGATTTTATATTGTCTATTCATTTTTTTCTCCTAAAAAAAGAGCCAAGTATATATACTTGGCTCTAGGTTAATTAACCTTTTTAATTTTTAAAATGTGAATTAATATTAACGATAATAGCGTTAACTTCGTCATACAATTTTCTTGCATCGTATTGACATATAGGATTGTTAACATCGTTAGAGTCCTTAAAGTATCCTAAAGCGTCTCTCATATATCTCAATTTATTTAAATCTGTTTCAATCGAGATTGGAGTTTCATTTATTTTTACGTAATTAAATTTCATGATTAAAATCTCCTTTTCTTTTAATTAACCATATAAAGAGAATAACACAACCTGAGATAACATACAACAAAATAATTAATATAGTCAAATTATTGACACTTATAGGGTTACTTGGAGGGTCGGTCTCGGTATTCTGTCAAATTATTGACCCCCGTGCCCCCTTGACATCGGGCCGCCGCTGGGACCCCGCCCTCCCGCCC